GGCATTATACCAATACGTGATGATTCTACATGCATATGGGGTTGTATAGATGTAGATACGTATCCATTAGACTACGGAGTTATTGTTAGTAAAATAAGAAATTTAAAATTACCTTTGGTTATGTGTAGATCAAAGAGTGGTGGCGCACATATCTTTTTATTTACAAAAGAACCTGTGCCAGCTAAACTAATAAGAGAAAAACTTATAGAGTGGGCAGGAGAGTTAGGTTATGCAAATTGTGAAGTATTTCCAAAACAAATTGAAATCAAAGCAGACCGCGGAGACACTGGAAACTTTCTTAATCTTCCCTACCATGGTGGTGATGACAGTATGCGTCACGGCTTTACTGATGATGGTGGCGGTGCTACTCTTGATGAGTTCTTTTCTTTATATGATACTTATTGCACGACCGAAAAAGATTTAAGAAAATTTAAAATAGAAAGAAACAAAGACTTAGCATATTTAGATGATGGTCCACCTTGTTTAGCAACATTGATGGGACAAGGCATACCAGAGGGTGGTAGGGACAACACATTATATCAATACGCAGTTTACGCAAAAAAGAAATGGCCGGACGATTGGCAAAATAAAATAGATGAATTTAATCACAAGTACATGGAGAGACCGTTAGGATCTCAACAAGTTCAAAAAACAATAAGACAACACGAGAAAAAAGATTATCAATACAAGTGTAAAGATCAACCAATGTGTGGTGTGTGTTCTTCAATACAATGTAGAACTAGACCATATGGCATAGGTGATGACATAGATTACAAAGTTAGTGATTTAACAAAGTTTCAAAGTGATAAATCAATATGGTTTTTAAATATTGATGGAGAAAGAATGAGAGTATCGACAGAAGAACTATACAATCAACACAAGTTTAGATTAGCTTGCATGGATCAAGTTCATGCTTTACCTAATTTAATGCCACAACAAATGTGGACTAGAAAAATTCAAGCTTTGATGAAAGAGGTAGAAGTAATTAAACTACCGTACGAAATAAGTAAGACAGGAAAGTTTGAAAGTTTATTAGAAAAGTTTTTAGAAGATCAAGGCGAAGCAGAAAATATAGATGAAATAAGAATAGGTAAAGCTTTGTTTGAAGAAAAAGAATACATAGAGAAAACAGATAATGGCAAAGCAGACAAAGTAAAAAAGATGACGGCATTTTTTAAGATGGATTCATTAGAAAAGTTTTTAGAAAAAAATAGATTTAAAGATTTTACCACACAAGAAATGACAGCGCATATAAGAGATAAGTTAGGTGGAGGCGATACAAGAAGAAAAGTTTTAAATAAAACAACATACATGTGGTATGTGCCATGGCAAAAGAAAGTTGATACAGAACTAGCCAGACCTAACATGGATGAGGAGACACCATTCTAATGAGAAAAATTATATTTGGTCCACCAGGCACAGGTAAGACAACATATTTATTAAATATTGTTGAAAAAGAAATAAAAGAAAATAAAGTTTTTCCAAATAAAATAGGTTACTTCGCTTTCACTAATCAAGCGGCAGACGAAGCTTTATCAAGAGCATTACAAAATTTTAATTATAATTCAAAAGATTTTATTTATTTCAGAACATTGCACAGCTTAGCATTTCAACAATTACATTTACGAGAAGAAAATGTCATGAGTGATGATGACTATGACTATGTGTCAAAAAAACTAGGAATAAAGTTAAGTAATCCTAATGCAAGAGTAGAAAACTATGGTGTTAGTTTTCCAGATGATGTGTTTACAAAAGTAATAGATGGTGCAAAAGTTAGAGGGCTAACTACAGAACATTACTTTGGTTTTGCAGAAGTAGGACATTTAGAAGGCGGCCGACAAAAATTAGAATACATAGATAAATCTATACAAGATTATAAAAAATCAAGAAACAAATATGATTTTACTGACATGATTGTTGGTTTCAATAAAAAATCAGAAGATTATATACCACAGTTTGATGTTGTAATTATAGATGAAGCACAAGATTTAAGTTGGTTACAATGGAAGATGGTAGAGAAAATTGTTTCTAACGCAAAACGTGTTTACATCGCTGGTGATGACGATCAAGCTATCTTTAAATTTTGTGGAGCAAGACCAGAGTTTTTAATAAACATGGAAGGTGAAAGAGTTATTCTTAACAAGTCTTATAGATTATCAAGACTCATACATCAAAAAGCAAACAAGCTCATACGTAGAGTAAAAGATAGAGTGCCGAAAAAATGGATTGGTAGAGAAGACGACGGTGAGATAAAATTTTTTCCAGAGTTACAATCTAGTAAACTTAAACAAGGCGAGTGGCTTTTACTAGCTAGAGATAAATATATTTTAGATAAACTAGAAATAGATTTAAAATCTGACGGTGTGTTTTACGCTAGAGGAGATAGAACGTCATTAGATAAAAGAATACAAAGTGCTATCATTGCATGGGAGAGAGTTAGAAAAGGTAAACCTATAAGTTACAAGGAAGCAAAAAATCTTTACGTGTATATAAAAACAGGCACAGGTGTTGATAAAGAACACAAAGCAATGAAGGGTGCAGATAAAGAAAAAATGTATATTTTTGAAGAACTTAGCACGGACCATGGATTAAAAGTTGACAAAGAATTACAATGGATGAAAGCTTTAGAAAACATAAAGCCAGAAAAAAGAATTTACATTCAAAACATTCTTCGTAAAGGTGAAAAGATTACGAAGGAACCAAGAGTACGTTTATCTACGATACACGGAGCAAAGGGTGGAGAGGTTGACAATGTAATGTTATTCTCTGATTTAGGAAGAAAGGCTGATGAAGAATATTGGCGGCACAGAGATTCAGAACGTCGTGTGTTTTACGTTGGTATGACAAGAGCACGACATAGCTTAAACATAGTTCGATCACGATCGGACAGAGAATTTACGGAGGCATTTTAATGTTTACAATAGATACTGCACTGAAACAAGTTCGTGTAACAGAAAAACAAGTACGTAAAATACGTGCAGAATTACCAAAACTCAACCGCGAAAAAGTTGATAGAGAGCTTAAATTATTGCTACTTGATTTACAACTACTCACAAATGATTTACAAGCAGTAAAAAAGAAAGAGAGGGTTGATGAGAATAAGTAAAAATATTTTAGAAGAAACAATAAACATTGTTACCGGTCAACGGCAAGAAGACTACGGCGATAAAGTTACTAATCATCAAAACATTGCTAACCTATGGAGTTCATATCTTGATAAAGAAATATCAGCACACGATGTAGCTATTTGCATGTTATTGGTAAAAGTCGCAAGACTTAAAAACAAAAAAACAAATGATTGTTATATTGATATGGCT